CTCCAAATCAACTTCGTCATGGACTTGGTGGTGGATCAATGTGGGGCGGAAGAGGAGCAGGTTATCAAAACCCATCACCACGACAAACTACTCCAACTCTAGCAGGTTATCAAGGTTCTGGTGGTGGCGGTGGTTATGCAGGTGTAACTGGCGGAACAGGCGGCACAGGCATCGTAATTGTAGAATATTAAGGAATAACATATGGCAACTATAAAATTAAAAGGTGATACAAGTGGTGAAATATCATTAACCACACCTGCAACTTTAAGTAATGGCACATTGACTATTCCTGATACCACAGGAACTATTACTACTGAAAACGCTTCAGGCGATGTATCTGTTACTAACGACTTAACAGTAGGTAATGATATAAGTGCTACTGGCAATATATCTACACCATCTGGTACTGTTACTGCATCATCTTTTTCTGGTGACGGATCATCTCTAACTGGAATTGCTGGTGGTTTTTCAAATATGGATGTATTTACAAGTCCTGGCACATGGACTAATCCTGGTAATGTTACTAAAGTAAAAGTAACTGTTCAGGGTGGCGGTGGAGGTGCTGGTGGTGACGGTCCATCATTTGGTGGTGGAACTGGATCAGGTGGAGGCGGAGGTGGTGCTGCAATAGAAATTGTTTCATCTCCTACACCAATATCTCCAGTTGCAGTTACTGTAGGTACTGGTGGTGCTGCAAACGGTGCTAACTCTAATGGATCAACTGGCGGAACATCATCTTTCGGTGCTTATTGTTCAGCCACAGGTGGTGGAGGTGGTACACGACAAGGTGCTGGAGGTTTAGGTGGTTCAGGTTCTGGCGGTAATGTAAATATGACTGGTAGTGACGGAAGTAACGGAAGCCCTCAAGGTTTTGAACATTCAAGACCAGGTGGGAGTTCATATCTTGGTGGTGGTGGTAGAGGTGGAAATAACCCTACTAGCACACCAGCTCAACCAGGAAATTCATATGGCGGTGGTGGAGGAGGTTATATCCAAAACATCGCAGGTGGATCAGGTGCTGCTGGCATCGTAATAGTAGAATATTAATTTTTTAAACTTAGGAGTAACAAATGGCTAAAAAAGCATTAGTAAGCACTATCGAGCCTCGTGGCAAAGATGATGCAGGATATAGAGTATTAGAGGTAGTAGATGCAGCTAATACTTTTGAAACACATTCTAACCTTCAATGGCATGATTGTGATGACACAGTAGAGATGGATAAAAACTGGTTTGACCCAGCTACAAATACATTCAAAAAATTACCTGAAGGAGTTGATGCAGTTGCAACAGCAGGTGAGTTAGCTGTTGATGCAGAAGGTGAACCAACAGAAAGATATGTATGGGATTGGGATTCAGAAACTTGGTCTAAAACAGCACTATAAAGGATAAAAAATGGCAGTTAATATTAATGGCGATACAGGTATTGATAAAGTTCAACCAGGTTCGGTTGACGGCGTTGATCTTACCGATGGCTCAGTAACAGAAGGTAAAATTGGTACTGGTGCGGTTACAGCAGATAAAATTGGAGCTGGTGCAGTAACATCTGCAAAACTAGAAAACAATATATCTGTGCCAGGAACAGTAACTGCTACATCTTTTAGCGGTGATGGCTCTAGTCTTACTGGTATAGCAGGTGGTTTTAGTAACCTACAAGTATTTACTAGCCCTGGTACATGGACAAACCCAGGCAATGTGCAAAAAGTAAAAGTCACAGTTGTCGGAGGTGGCGGTGGCGGAGGTGCTGCTGAATCTGGAGCAGTTGGTAGCGGTGGCTGTGGCGGAGGAACTGCTATTGAGGTTATACCATTTCCGAGTGCAACTAATGTACCTGTTACTGTTGGAGGAGCAGGTGCAGGTTCTAGTTCAGACAACCCAGGAGGAACAGGTGGAACTTCCTCATTTGGCTCTTATTGTTCTGCAACAGGTGGTGGTGGAGGAACTAAACATAGTTCCAATAACTTTTACGCAGGAGTAAAAAGTGCTGGCACAGGATCTGGTGGAAATATTAACCTTCAAGGTCAGCATGGTGCTAATGGTACATTTACTCCTGGTAGTTTGAGGGCAGGTGGTATAGGAGGATCTTCGTCATTAGGCGGTGGTGGAAGAGGTGGATCTAAAGATAGTCCTGCAACAGGTACTCCTGGAGGAGCTAATACTGGCGGTGGTGGAGGTGGAGCATCAGGAAGTAATCCTGCTTCAGGTGGAGCAGGCGGAACAGGCATAGTAATTGTAGAATATTAATTTGTGATATAATTAAATTTTATATCATGAGATTAACATGGATACAGTCAAACTGTTTGCAGATAATGGTTATGTTCATTTAAAAGGATTTTTAGATGAAGATAATTGTAGAGAACTTACACAAGAGCTAAATAAATACATTGAACGAGGTGAAACAACAAAAGATCCTCAATGTCCAGTTTCAGAAGCAATACATGGAACACCTACATTTGATAAGTTACTAGAAGACTTATTACCTCACTTTGAAAAGGCTTGTGGTAAACGACTGTATCCTACCTACTCTTATGCCAGATTATATAAACCTGGGGAAGAGTTAAAAAACCATCGAGATCGACCAGCTTGTGAAATATCAGCAACATTAACATTGGGTTGGTCAGGTAAGCAATGGGCAATTTACATGGGTGACCATGAAGACAAGTCTAATGCTTCAGAAATATGGATGAATGTTGGTGATGCAGTTCTTTATCGTGGTATGGAAAAGTATCATTGGCGAGAAAAGTTTGAAGGTGAATGGCAGGCTCAAGTATTTTTACATTATGTAGATGCAGATGGTCCTCATGCAGATCAAAAGTATGATGGTCGAAAGTCACTAGGTATTTCTAAAACAGAAAAACAAGAACGAGCATTAACAGACTGTGCTGTATTTGAAGCACATATCTCTGATAGCTTTTGTGAAAATTTAATCAAGACTTACTCTCAAGATAGTATAGAAAAACAACCTCCAGTTATTGGTGGCGGTAAAGGCAACATAGATAAAAGTATTCGAGATACAGAACGAGTATTATTGCCTCAGAATGTAGGTATTGGTGCTACATTAACTGCTACTGGTTTAAATGCTAACAATTATTGGTGGAAGTATGATATTACTCATGCAAACCAAACAGAATTACTAATCTACAAATCTGACGGACATTATAATCCTCATGTAGATACATTTCATCAACATGGTGAAGCTAGAAAACTAACAGCATTAGCTTTTCTTAATGATGACTTTGAAGGCGGTAAGTTCTTTTTAAATGCTACTGGGACACCTTATTATCCACCTCAAACAAAAGGAACTGTGCTAGTATTTCCTAGTTATATGGTACATGGCGTTGAACCTGTTACAAAAGGTGTAAGATATAGTTGTGTAACATGGTTAGTTGGACCATATTTTAAATGAACATTGTTATAGATAATTTTTTTAAAGACCCTGACAAAATTAGAAAATATGGGTTGAGTTTAAATTATGTAAATCATGAAAATTATCCAGGAACAAGAGCATTTGTTGAAGATGATACATTAAATCAACAAATACAAGAAAAGATATTAAACGCAATTATCGATTTACAAAGCCAAGAAGTTAAATGGTCTACTAATTTATATTTTCAAAAAACATCAAAAAATAATAAAGGTGGATGGATTCATCAAGACCCACAAAGCTATATAACTTGCGTTATTTATTTATCTCCTGATGCTAAATTAGAAGAAGGAACATCTATATACAAAGAAAAAAGTTTACCATTAAGCTACTCTGATAATGCAAGACTTAATTCTTTTAAAAATAACTACAGTAACGATAAAGAAGAAATTGATAGAAAAAAATGGAATAGTCAATTTCAAGAAACATTAAAAGTTGATAATTTATATAATAGATTATTTATGTTTTCAGGATCGCAATGGCATGGTGTTCCAAAGTTCAAAACAGATAGATTAACGCTTATATATTTTGTTCATATGATACAATGTAAATCATTACCGCTTACAAGATTGGAAGAATACAATTTATGAACAATTTTATTGAAGTATATAAAGGTGTATTTAGTAACGAATATTGTGATAACTTAATACAGTATTTTAAAAATGCAGAAGAAGGTGGTTTTACATTAAATCGTCAAGATCATGATGGATCACCTAAGATGGATAAAGAAGATTTAGCTACTTACATTCCATCTTTTCCAATGCAACATACAGACAAAAATTTTATGAATGAGTTTAATCGTGTCTTTTGGGGTGAGTGTTATAAACAGTATGCAGAAAAATATAGTATATTATCTACATGTGCTGAACACAAATCTTACGCTATAAAAGTGCAAAAAACTCAACCAGGACAAGGTTATCATGTTTGGCATGCAGAATCTACAAACAGAGATTCTGCTAATAGGTTACTAGCATGGACTGCTTATCTTAACGATGACTTTGAAGCAGGTGAAACAGAGTTTCTTTATCAACAATACAGATACAAACCAAGCAAAGGTGACTGCGTTATATTTCCTGCAGCCTTTACTCATACACATCGTGGCAATCCTCCAATCGGTGGTGATAAATACATCATAACTGGTTGGGTTGAATTTTAATCTAATCAGGTAATCATATGTTCGGAATAAGTGCTTTTTCACAAGCACCTTACTCCTCTTTGGGTGGAAAAACTCAATTAGGCGTTGGTGCAATTACGGCTAATGCTAATGTAACTGCATTACCAGTCCGTCTAAAAGTTACAAGTGCTTCTATATCATCTGATGCAAATATCGATGTAACCGTAACATTCTTAGCTAACGGTATTGCAAGTATTACAGCTAACGGATCAGCAACTGCTACACCAACAAGATTAATATTTAGAACACCAAGCATTACAGCAACTGCTGAAACATCTGTTGACTACTTACGAATAAGAGAAAACACAGCAGATATTTATGGCTATGCTAACTTAACTACAGACGGCTTCTCTGAAGCAAGAGCATCAGGATCATTGTTCTCAGATGCTTCTGTTACAGCAAGTTTTGTTCGAGTTAGACTATCTAGTGGTAATATCGAAGGTACGGCAGTATTAACAGCATTGGGTGGTATAGTTGCTAGTGGAACAGGTCGAGCTGGTGGATCAGGTATTGTTACATCTAACCCTAATGCAATATGGTCTGGTGAAGCTAATGCAGATGGCACAGCGACTATTACTGTTAACGCATACTATCCAGGTGAAGAATGGAGTGATGTAGCAGTAGGTTCAGATGTATG